GCTCAGCCGGCGATACAGATCGATCAGTCGACGCTCAATGTCCGTGAGTACGGTAGTTTCCGACCCGGCGTGTTCGAGGTTGATGTGATCGTTCTTCTTGCGATCCAACATGCTAACTACTCCATAAAGTGCATTGCTGAATGGACTTTATGGGGTGTGCGCAACTGCATTGGAATAAGAGATACCCCAATGACTGTGCGGGATTGTTGCGAGTTAAGACCGGTGCCGAGCGACGTCGTCGGCCATCGCTTCAAGGATGCGGCGAATAGCCTTCTGATCGTCTTCCGGAATGCTTCGGAACTGCTTAATCAGACAGTCTTCGGTTTCGTTCAAATCACTTTCAGCAAGGTTTGTACGAACACCTGTGAGGATGTAAGGAACGTCAAAGCCGAACTGCAGCGCAACCTTGCTCAGATACGGAGCGGGAGCATCACTTGTCCCTGCTTCGTAATTCGCTTGGGTTCGCTTCACAACGCCAATTGCTTCGGCAATCTCACCCTGTGTCATGCCGCAGCGCTTCCGCTCTTCCTGCAGGCGAGAACCAATTTCTTCAGAAAGATGCAAAATCATTCATCCCAAATATTTACAAATGCATCAAGATGCATCATTCTGCATTTCACACCACATGAAATTGCATGGATTTGCACTATGCCGAAGATGAGTATCAGCGAGCAAGCCCGCCAGAAAGCGCGGAAAGCCTTAGAAAAGCGCGGGCAGTCCGCGAAAGACTTTGCACTTCTACATGAATTGAGTCCCAGCACCGTATACGCGGTGCTGAGTGGCCAAAGCCAGTGTCGCCGTGGGGAGGCACACCGAGCCGCAGTATTACTCGGCATCAAAGACGGTGTGATCGAACAGTAATCGCGGCGCTCCACAGGGAAAAGTAGAAGTTGAAAAGTCCAATCCTAGACACTCGCAAAGAAGTCATGAGCGAGATCATCCGCAGTTACGCTGGCGGACGCGAAGCCGCTGCTGCGCGCTTGGGTCTGAAGCTCAAAAAATTCGACAACCATGCCTACGAAAATGCTGGTTGCAGTCCCCTCAGCGACTTACAAGTTTTCATGCTCGAGCAGGACTGTGGAACTCAGCACTTCCCTACTTACGTCGCCTCGATGTATGGGGGACTGTTCGTACCGGTGGCCGATCCTGAAACGCTCGACAATGTCGAACTCTACAAACGCTCCGTGCAGGCTTCTGCAAAGCTAGGGTGTGTTGATCAAGCAATTGCCGCCGCTCTCGAAGACGGTTCGATCAGTGATGAAGAAGCCGAATTCATCATGGACGCGCATAACCTCCACGTAGCAGCAAGGCACGCAGAAGTGCTGGCTGCCATCGCTCTCTACCGCGCAGGAAAGGCTCAATGAACAATTTGTCTGCAGTACCGGAATACCAGGATGTCCTGCAGAGCGCCGCACTGGCGTTTCTCGAGCGTCACCACTGCGAACACCTGAGCGACGATCAGCAACTGTTCAGCCGGGCTGTTCAACACCTGGTTGCAGACTATGACGTGCAAACGCAGGTCGCTGAAAAAATCGTTCACCTGGCAGGCACCACCATGGTCGCCGTTCGCGATCGGCAACGCCTGAACATCCAGAGCAGCACGTCGACGCACACCGTGATCGTCGATCCCGTCACCGGCCGACAATGGGCCGTACCGGTCAGCCTCATCTATGAGCGAATCATCAACGCGCCGGACCTTGGCCGCTTTCGCTTAGCCAACTCGTAACACCACCCCCCACACAAACGCCTGCCCCGCACTCCGTGGGTTTGGGTGAGCTGCGCCCGAAATCGAGGTTTCAAGATGGGAAACGCCGTAATTCTGACCACCCAGCTGCCACCTGCAGAGGCCGAAGCACTTCTGGCTGCGATGCGTGAGCAGTACCGCTTGAGCCTCAACGACTACTGGTACGCGGATGAATACCGGTATGTCCCGCAAGAAAAACGGCACAGCTCAATCCTCGAAAGAACTCCGGTGATGGCCGCCCAGAAACGCCTGATGGCCGCCCTCTCCCTCAGCCTCAAAGCAGTGAAGTAATCATGAAAGAAGATCTCCGCCACGACGTGTTGCAACGCCTCCAGTTCGATTTCGGACTGAAGCACCGCGTAGGCACCGATTACATGCGCGGTGGCACCTGTCCCAAGTGCAAGAAAAAGGAGCTGTATTCCCGATTCGATACACCATGGATGGTGATCTGTGGTCGCCCGGAAAAGTGCGGCCATACCCTGCACGTGAAAGAGCTGTACGACGATCTGTTTGAGGACTGGAGCAAGCGTGCGCCGGCGACGGACCAGCACCCCAACGCCACTGCACGGGCTTATCTGGAGTACGCCCGAGGCTTTAGATTTGAACTGATTCAGGGTTGGTTCACTCAGGAGAGCTTCTACTCGCCTGACCACAACGCCGGCAGCGCCACAGTGCGTTTCGCCTTGGAAAAAGGCGGCTGGTGGGAACGACTGATCGATCAGCCGCACCGTTTCGGCAAGATGAAGGCGCGCTTTAAATCCAAGGACAGCTATCGAGGCGTCTGGTGGTGCCCCCCTTGCGTCGACCTGCTCGAGGTCAAGGAAATCTGGATTGTCGAAGGGATCTTTGACGCCATCGCTCTGGTGCACAACGACATCGCGGCCGTATCGGCCATGTCGTCCAACGCGTTCCCCGGTGACTCGCTCAAGGCACTGATCAAAACCCGTGAGGGCGGCAAGCTGCCCAAGTTGGTATGGGCGCTGGACAACGAACCGAGCGCCAACGCCTACACCCGGCGCTGGGTCCGCGAATCCCGTGCCCTGGGTTTCGTCTGCGAGTCAGCACAGATCCCGCAACGTGACGGCCGCAAGTCTGATTGGAACGACCTGCACCAGCGCTGGAATTTTATTCAGGACGACACCAAGCGCGCCGAACAGATCGCAACGGACCTCAAACAGGCCCGGCACCAGGGCGCCCTGCTGCTGGCAGAAAGCGCAGCGGAAAAAGCCCTGCTCATGTACGACTGGAACAAGCGCGGGGAATTTCACTTGGGTTTTGGCAGCCGTCTGTACTGGTTCAAGCTGGACATGGAGAAATTCAACCGGGCCATGTCCGACATCGAGGACAGCGAGAACCACGACGACCAGCTGCTCAACCAGGCGCAACAGCGCGAGAAGGCGCTGCAGCAGTCCGGTAGCGTTGTGGAGATTGCCAACTGCTACCCGCAAGCCTTGTACTTTCAGCGCAACGAAGTCACCGACGAGTCCTGGTATTACCTGCGCGTGGACTTCCCGCACGACTCCGAAAGCGTGAAAAACACCTTCACCAGCGGCCAGCTTTCCGCCGCCAGTGAATTCAAAAAGCGCCTGCTCGGCATGGCCGCCGGCGCCATGTTCACGGGCAGCGGCCAGCAGCTCGACAAGCTGATGAAGGACCAGCTGTTCGGCATCAAAACCGTGTCGACCATTGACTACGTGGGCTACAGCAAGGAATACGCCTGCTACGTCTATGGCGATATCGCAATCAAGGACGGCACCACCTACAAGGTCAACAGCGAAGACTATTTCGAGTTCGGCAAGCTGCGCCTGAAAACCCTGCAGAAAGGCGTTCCGATCAAGCTGCAGCGGGACGGCAAAGACTTCAACGAGCAGTGGGTGCGTTTGCTGTGGACCTGCTTCGGCGCCCAGGGCTTCGTCGCGCTGGTGTTCTTTTTCGGCTCGTTGTTCTGCGAACAGATCCGTGCGCGTTACCAGTCCTTTCCGTTTCTGGAGGCCACCGGTGAAGCCGGTGCCGGCAAAACCACCCTGCTCAACCTGCTGTGGAAGCTGCTCGGACGCGAAGGCTATGAAGGCTTCGACCCAATGAAATCGACCAAGGCCGGACGCTCGCGCCTGATGGGTCAAGTCTCCGGTATGCCGGTGGTGTTTCTGGAAGCCGATCGCCACAGCGACGATCGGGCACACGCGAAAACCTTCGAATGGGATGAGCTGAAAGACTTCTACGGTGGCGGCACGCTGGCCACCAAAGGCGTCAAGACGGCGGGCAACGAGACCTACGAACCGCCCTTTCGGGGAACGATCGCCATCAGCCAGAACGCCGCCGTGGTGGCTCACGAAGCGATCATGACGCGCATCGTCAAGCTGCACTTTGTACGCCCGATTGTCACCCCGGAAAGCCGTACGGCCGCTGACCAGTTGAACGCACTGGACGGCGGCACCCTCAGCCACTTCCTCTTGAAAGCGGTGGGCAAAGAATCTGCCGTACTCGATCTGTTCGCCCAGCGCATGCCCGAACACGAAGCCAAACTGCGCCGCCTACACACCCACTGTTTTGCCTGCAGCACGGCCTATGTCAGCGACCAGGGCAACTGCACCAGTTGTGGTTATGACCTGCGCGGCTACATCCGCGTGGAGCGCATCAGCAAGAACCACGCTCAGTTGCTTTCGCTACTCGATGCACTGCGCCTGATTCTGAAACTGGATGAGCCTCAAATAGCCGCGACCCAGCGCCAAATCGTCCGCATGGCGATTGAGCGCCAGGCATCGATCAGCTCCGACCACCCGGCCGTTGCTGAATTCTGGGAAGTCTACGACTACCTCGAATCTCTCAACGATGACCCCTTGGTTGATCACAGCAGTGACCCGAGCGTCATCGCGATCAACCTCAACGAATTCAGCGAAAGAGCTGCTGAACACAAACAGAAACTGGCGGACGTGGCCACCCTGCGTGACCTACTGAAAGAGTCCCGCTCGCACAAGTTTCTGGAAGCAAACAAGGCCGTACATAGCGCAGTCCGCGCAGCCATTAACAGCAGGACACCCTTGGCGCCGGGTCGCCCTACCACGGTCAAGTGCTGGATCTTCAAAGCGTGAAAAGGAGGCTACACCGATGCAAATCCAAATCTTTATGGGCAATGCCGGCGACGGCAACACAAGCAAGCTGCAGGAGATCCAGAACCGGTTGGAAGGGATCGGCGAAAGCCAGCCGGTCATTCAGGCCGGTGCTTATGGGGTGGACGGACTGCTGCAGATTCTTGAGGTTCGTGCCGCAGGTGGCCAACGTGAAATCCTGGTGGACGCGTGCAGCCCACAGCAGATTTTGAGCGTAATCGAATGGCAGTCCTGCACTGAGGAAGACCCGAAGTACGCCGACCTGATCATTCACCTGGCCCGCCAGGACTGACGGAATAAAGAAGCGATGTCGAGGAGTTGCACCTCCCCGACATCAACCACCACCGAGGGCAACACCATGGAAGTACAGCACCAAAGCAGCAGTGATTCGAAGGCTAACACACTCATCAACGGTGACCCGCATGCTCGGCATCTGATGGCTATCAGAATCGTCGGTACAGCACTGTTTGATTACCAGGTGCGGAAAACCGAGGTAGCGCGGATCCGTCTCGAATGCCTTACCACTTTCGCCAAGGAATTGGGCGACATCGACGCGGCAGAGTTCGCTGTTGTCGCTCAACTACTGGCTGGCAGCTCAACAGCCAACCTAACCCCGTTTGATCGACCTAACTCACTCGAAGGAATCGCACTATGAAAACGTTGTTTGTACTGATGGCTCAATACAATGGCCAAGTGGTAATTCCGCTGGATCGAGTGTGTCAGGATTATTTCACGCACCTGACAACAGACATGTTCCAACGCAAAGTGGGGGCCGGCCAGATAAAGCTCCCTATCACTCGCATGGAGCCGAGTCAGAAAAGCGCGAAAGGTATTCATATTGCAGACCTGTCGGCTTACCTGGATGAGCAGCGCGCTGCAGCAGTCAAAGAAAGTAACCAACTGAATAGCGCGCCGCGCAGCAGTTAATTCACTTCAACGTTTTGGCGCCCAGCTTTACGGGCGCCTGCAGAATGCGCTCGAACCACTCCCAAGTTGCATAAACATCCCCTCGCCCGCGCAGGTGGGTATAACGGCGCATCGAGTTCCAATCTCGATGTCCCGACACACTCGCCACTCGCGGAATATCCCAGTCCATTTCGAAAAGCCGGCTGACGCCTTCGTGGCGCAGATCGTGAAAGTGCAAATCTGCGATGCCCAGGATTTTGCAGGCCCTTGTCCAGGACGTGGACACGGATTCAGCGCTGTAAGGAAAAATCTCAGGCAACACTTTAGGCATGGTCTGAAGTATCGCCCATGCTTCTGGCGGCAAATGACACCAGACGTCGTTACCGATCTTCTGGCCTGGATTCTTCATGTCACGAACCAGCACCCGCTGGCCAGCTTCGTCCAAGTCATCCCATAGGATCCGAGTGATCTCTTCTTGCCTACGCGTGGAAAACAACGCGAAGCCAGTCAGCTTAAGCATGTTGATAGACGTTGGACGACGGGTTTGGATACTCCGGAAGTGCGAAAGCAGTTTGTCGAGTTCGTCCAGGGTTGGCCGGCGATCGCGCTCGCGGCTTTTCATGTTGTAACCGAGCTTTTTTAATACTCGGCGGGCGTCCACCATTGCATGCGGATCCACTTCATAACCCCAAGCGGGGCGAGCGATCGAGAGAACCGCGCCCAGGTGTGCGAGATCGTTGCCAGCGGTCTGGGGCTGAACCCCCCCACCCTCCTTGCCCATGCGCCATAACGCATACTCGACCAGGTGCTGGCTGCTTATATCTCTGTCGTTCAACCTTCCCAAGTAGGACTCGCTGATCGCCTTCAACGTGCCGAGCTTAGTTTTCCCGAGAGGGCGCGCCTTGGTCATTTCGGTCAAGTAGCGATCGATCATTTCCTTGATCGTCGCACCAGGTCGGTTCGCTCGCTCGATCGCACCTGGTTCGTCCAGCTCGGTTTCTCTTTTACGCACCCAAGCCTGTGCGGCCTGTTTTCGGGCGAAGGTCTGACTCTCTTGGTAAACTTGCACCCCATCGCGAAACAGGCGTATCTGTGCCGTGTAACTGGTGCTGCCGTCGGTGCGTTTCCGTGCTCTGATCGTGGCCATAGTCAACTGGTACAATTGGAAAAGTGATTGGTACATTGTACCAACCGACCTTAGAAAACGCCTATTTACCCCCTGAAATCGGCCTAGAACACGTAGAGCAAAATGGTACATAAATCAGCTACATACCCAACAAACACCGACTCTACGCTGTCTAGAAGGTTCTCCGTTGCGCCCATGATGGATTGGACTGACCGCCATTGCCGTTTCTTCCTACGCCTCCTGTCGAAGAACGCCCTGCTCTACACCGAAATGGTTACCACCGGCGCGCTGCTCAACGGCGATCACGAACGTTTCCTCCGTCACAACGAAGCCGAGCACCCTCTTGCGTTGCAATTAGGCGGAAGCGTTCCGTTGGATCTGGCAGCCTGCGCCCGCATGGCTCAAGACCACGGTTACGACGAGGTGAACCTGAACGTCGGCTGCCCAAGCGATCGTGTGCAAAACAACATGATTGGCGCCTGCCTGATGGGGCACCCGCAGTTAGTGGCGGATTGTGTGAAGGCGATGCAAGACGCAGTGACGATTCCAGTGACGGTGAAGCACCGCATCGGCATCAACGGTCGGGACAGTTACGCGGAGTTATGCGATTTCGTCGGCACCGTCCGCGATGCCGGGTGCACGAGTTTTACCGTGCATGCGCGGATTGCGATTCTGGAGGGGTTGTCGCCGAAGGAGAATCGTGACATTCCGCCGTTGCGCTATGACGTGGCGGCGCAGCTGAAGGCGGATTTTCCTGAGTTGGAGATTGTGCTGAATGGCGGGATCAAGACGATGGAGGCTTGCCATGAGCATTTGCAGACGTTTGACGGTGTGATGTTGGGGCGTGAGGCTTATCACAATCCGTATTTGCTGGCGGAGGTGGATCAGCAGTTGTTTGGCAGTTCGGCGCCGGTGATCAGTCGGGCTGAGGCGTTGGCGCAGTTGCGTCCTTATATAGCCGAGCATTTGCTGGCGGGTGGGGCGATGCATCACATCACGCGGCATGTGCTGGGCCTGGGCACTGGGTTCCCGGGGGCGCGGAAATTCCGTCAGTTGTTGTCGGTGGATATTCACAAGGCCAAGGATCCGCTGGCGTTGCTGGACCAGGCGGCTGAGTTGCTTGAAGGTCGTTAATCCCCTCCTCCCGTACTGAGCCAGGCGGATTGTTCCGCCTGGCTTTTGCCATCAGGCCGCCGCTGCTGCGGTCCAGTTGACCCAGCCAAACAGCCACGTTGCCAGAATCAACAAACCAAACGCGATCCGATACCAGGCGAATGCGGCGTAGCTGTGGTTGGCAATAAACTTGAGTAAGCCGCGTACGGCGATCATCGCGAAGATGAATGCGGTGACGAAGCCGAGGGCGAAGACTGGCAGGTCGTTGGGCTGGAACAGGTCGCGGTATTTGTAGCCGGAGTAGACGGCGGCGCCAACCATGGTGGGCATGGCGAGGAAGAACGAGAACTCGGTGGCAGCTTTGCGCGACAGGCCGAAAAGCAGACCACCGATGATGGTCGAGCCGGAGCGCGAGGTGCCGGGAATCATCGCCAAGCACTGTACGAAACCGACCTTCAGTGCGTGAGACCAGCGCATGTCGTCGACGTGTTCGACGCTGATCACATGGCTGCGCTGTTCGGCCCACAACATAATGATGCCGCCGACGACCAGTGCCACGGCGACGGTGATCGGGTTGAACAGGTATTCGTGGATGGCGTCGGCGAATAACACGCCCAAGACCACGGCGGGAAGAAAGGCGATCAGCAAGTTGAGGGTGAAACGTTGGGCATTACGTTCAGTGGGCAGGCCTTTGATGATGTCGAAGATCTTCGGTCGAAACTCCCAGACGACGGCAAGGATGGCACCCAGTTGAATAATGATGTTGAAGGCCATGGCCCGTTCGCCGCCGAATTCCAGCAAGTCGGCGACGATGATCTGGTGGCCGGTACTCGAGATCGGCAAGAACTCGGTCAGGCCTTCTACCGCACCTAATATCAACACCTGGAAAAGGGTCCAGAAATCCATTAATCCTCCGTCAGAGCGCTCTTGATGAGCGACCGGGTAATAACACTCAGGGGTTGAGTATCTGCAGTGAGACCATTGACATACATAAACGCAAAAGTTCATCAGCCACAAAGATTACGTCTTATTAAAAGACACACTCAAGCCATGTTAGTAATCGTCGGCCGACGAACTACGCAGAAAATATTTAGGCCTTTTTGCAGAAAAAAGTTGCTCGAACAATAAAGTGTGATCAATATCACATTATGCAGAGATGGCCAGACAGTGGCAGATGGACATAGACAAAGCCATCGCAATAAGCTCAAAATAGTGGCACCATTGCATATCGCCACCATCTAAGCAGTAGTTCACCCCTCCGAGAAAATCAACTAAAAGCTTGAAAAGCTTAATTATTGTTAGAAAACTCGGGAGCCACGTCTAAAAATCGCGTGAATGTTACCAATTGTCAGTCACAGATGAGAACCGGTGCTTTAACATCCCGATGTCAGCACTTAATTCGAGTCAATGCATGATGCTCTCAGGGAACTTAGCGACTAGAAGTCCGCGCCCGACAAACGACGAACCCGGTGTTCTTACTCTGGGTCGTACCCGTGGCGTGGCTGAACATTTCAAAGCGCTAGTCGCCCAGCATTTACGCACTGATATGGCGCTCGAAGCCGATGCGTACACTAGTTCATATCAGTTGAATGAACAGTCTGGTTCGTATCGAGCGATCTTCCTGGTTATCGACAGCCCACAGGCCCTCGAAGACAATCTTGCGCTGGTCGAGAACCTGCGCAGCGACAACTTGAAGCCGATCATTTGCGCGGTCATCACCGGTCGCGGCGCCTTCAACAAGATCAAATATTATCTGGCTGGCGCGGATGTTTGTATCAAGTTCAATACCCTTTCCGACGATGGCGCCGAGTTGCTGGGCGAGTTCTTCAACAGTGAAGAATGGCAACGCGATATCGATCTGACGCTTGATCCGACGCGTATCTGCCTGATGGGCACCAGCAAGAAACTCGACATCTCGTTTGCCGAAATGAAGATCCTCGAAGCCTTCGCGCAAACCAGTAATCACATCCTGAGCCATGATGAAATTGCCAGCATCATGGGCCTCAATACCAATTTCTACGACCCTCGCGCACTGGAGAAATCAATCAGTCGCTTGCGTGGAAAAATCAAGGACATGTATGGTACAAACGCGATTC